TTCTACCTTCCGTTGCATCACTCCATAGTTTATAAAAATGATTCATACCTTGTGGAGTAGATACAATAATAACTTTTGTAGATTGCCCAGATGAAATTGTAGGATAAACTGAGTTAAAAAATTCTTCTGCAAGTTCGTTCGGAACAAATGCAAATTCGTCTAGGAAAAGAATGTTAAAAGAACCACCACGAATTGCACTAGATGATGTCGCGGCGGCCATAACTTTTGCACCATTTTCTAATTCTATATTACCTTTATTCCAAACAACAACCCCTTGCTGTAACCATTTAGGTAGATGTTCATATGCCATCTGTAATCTACCCAATAATTCTCTCGCGGTTGCAAGTTTGTTTGCAAGTAGTGCAACAGAAACATCTTTATTAAATAATATGTAGTGTAAAAAGAATGCAATACATGTAATTGACTTACCAGACTGTCTACCGATTTTACAAATAGTAAATCTATTATCGTAAAAGTTTTGAACCATATTTTCTTGAAAAGGATAAAGATCAAAATTTACAAGTCCAGTATCAACATTAACAATTTTCATATATGTTTTAATAAAGTAAACAGGATCATCCATACACTTTACATATTCTTTGGCCTGCTCTTCTGTCCATTCTATATTAATTCCAGCAGCTTTTAAATTCGGATTGTTGTTATAGAATTCACTCATTCTCTATTTTTACCCTTTAACATCTCTAACAACTCATTGGTATTACCTACGAATACTGAATTATTATTAACAACTTTATTCGGGCCTTTGCCACCTTTTTCATTTTCTATTTTATTCATATCTTTTTGCAGATCCGTTAAATCCTTAACAGCATCCATATTTGCTTTCATGAGTTGTCCAAAAACTTCATATGCTCTTGGGTGATCTGATTCTTTTGCAAGTACTAAAAGATTTTCTAATGCATCTTCGCCTTTTGAAACTAATTGATATAATTTTTCTCTACGAAATTCGTAATCATTCTTAATATCATGATTTCTTTCTTCTGACGTGTCTATATATTCCAGTTCTGTATTAGACTGAATTTCTATGGGATGATAATCATCATCTTTCACTTCTAAAACTTCATTTAATTTTGAATCTATTTCTTTATCACTCATATCATTCTCCATTATTCTGGAAGGTCTGCTCCGAAACCAAAATCATTAGGTACTGTTGCAGTACTCAACTGTCGAGTTTCATTACCATCTATTTCAGAAATATTAGTAATTGCGGTATTGATAACATCCTTAGAACCCGAACCACCCCAAATGTGTCCTTTGACTGTAAATCCTAAACTCCAAATTAAAGATCTTCTAGTAAGATAATCTCCCTCATAATCATCTTGCACATCTACTGAATTTAATATGAATGGTGTGTCATTGACAACATCAAATTCAGCAACTTCTTTTATTGGTACGTTAAAAGATGGTGTAAAAAATGGAAGTATTTGTTCTAAAATTTGTGTTCCATCTTCTGCATTTTTAACCATTAACGATAATGTAAAATCTATATCATATGGTACAGGGTTATAAATAAAATCACTAGATGTACTTCCTAACTCTTTTGGTTTTCTTACACCACGAAGTTTATTTCTTTTTCTAGTAGGATCGTATGAAATCCCCGCTATTTCAAATGACATTCTAGGCAATACTATTGCGACTTCATTATTGGATGAATTTGCCTCTAATCTACTTAAAAATTTCTCTGTAGGCCCATATGACAAAGGAACTTTAATATATTTTTCTACAGCTCCAGTAGAATCTTTTCTTTCAATGGTGATATCATTAAATATTTCACCAAATGCAATTACATAATTTCTAATGGTACTTCTATACTGTGGTACTTTACCTAACATTAATAACCCTCACTAAATGGATTTGTTACTGAAAAGTCAATAATATCATCTGCCTGTGCTGATGTAGTAAATATATCATTATCCACAGTTCTATCTTGTGTATATATCAACTCCTGTGTTGCACCCAATAAATAAGAAGTATTAGACTGAGCTCCTATAACGTTGACATTACTTGTAAAGTCGCCAGTGAGATGATTTACCTTTAAAACTTTAGTGCCGGCATTCCATGTAACAACCTGTCCTTTTGCATCTGCAGTTTCTAATGTACTTCCTTGATATACTTGTTCACCAACTGTGTAATCCCCAGCACCTGTACCCAACGTCATATCAACAGAGAACATATGAGTATCTACAATATCATCAATTTCGTCAATTCCAGTATTTATAGATTCGTGCGAATATTCCCAGACTTCTGTTTGTAATCTATATACATAAATTTTACCTAATTGATAAAACGAGGCCTCATCTTCTACAAATTGAATCTCAAATATTTTATCTACTAATGGCCAGTATATTAAATCACCTTCTCTGGGAGTATCATAATCTGGTTTTTCTTCTGCAAATCTTTTTTTGGATACGACAACATTAAGTTGATCTCTAACTTCAAGTCCAAATTTAGAAAGGAAATCGCCTTCTCCTTGAAATCCATCAGTATCTTCTATATACATTTCAATTTGCCATGCAGTTTCATATTTTGATAATGTATCTTCGTTAAACACTGTGTCTGCATTAACCAAATCTCTTTTAATATAGTAAAAATCTTGCCCATGAATTTGAATGGACTCTACTACAAGATTTTCCACCAAACTTTGTTCAGAAGTAACAGATGTTGTATTAAAATATTGGTTAGTCGCCATAATATTACCCGATCATTATATCAACTGGAAGTTCATAACTTAAACTCATTTCTTCTTCAAGTCTAGTGATTTCCTCTGATGCTTCATCGATAATTCTTTGTCCATTAAAAGTAACTCCACCAGGCATTGTAACGCCTTCATACTTGGAAAGATTTTCCCCCCATTGTTTTTTAATAAGTGCTGTTGCATATCTTTTTAACCACCTATCGTTCCAAACATCTGGATATGTGTCTGGGTCAATAACTTTTGTCGCTTCTACAATAATATATTCACCTTCAGAAATTGCATCTGACCAATCAATATCTATATTCAACTTATTTAGATGTCGATTATATCTAATTTGTGGACGACCATCTAACATATCATTAACCATTTGAATGTGAGATTGTGTTAATTCATATGTTAACATTTCTGTACTTGAAAGATTATAGATATCATTTAAAAACATTTGATATCTAACATCAAACATATTCATAGCAGTTTTACCACTTTCGTATAATGGTAAAACTTGTTTAACTCCAATAATAGTGTTTGGAATAGGAATCCATTTATTTGTAATATCATCTGCAGTAATTTGATGCTTTAAAAAAACATCCTCTACTGCGTCATAATGATAATCTCTATAATATTCAAAGGCATCATCAATTCTATCTTCAACCTGTTCATCAGCAACATTAACTTGTATTACTGGTGAGCCTAGTTTTCTTAGACAATAATTTTTGAATTCAGTCCTAGTTGTAACAATTGCCATAGTCGTACCTCTTGGTTTATACGACTATTTATATGTTTTTAAGTTTGTTGTTTTATATTATTCTTATTTTTAAGTTTTGTGCTGCAAGAGATTTGATCTTTACTTTGTTTGTTGCTGGAAACTCTGCTTCATAATCAGTACCATTGATTGCTTGTTTTATCAATGCATCTGCCTGATATCCAATAGTAACACCATCTGATAGTGGAGATGTGCCAGATGCCGCATATGGCGCAATCATTAAGTCTAATGTGTCTCCAAGAACATAGTGGTTTGGATCTGTGACTGCTTGGAGTTGTGCCTTGTCCATTCTGTTGAATGACTGAGCGCCAAGAGCTTCTTGGAGTGTTGCGTGTTCGTTGTTGTTTGTACCATCTACCCAAGTTTCTGATGTATCATACACAATTTGGGTTCCGCTAGTAGTGTATTGATATATCGCCCCACCACTCAGATGACTGATATACATTTTTGAACCATCATTATTAAAGTTTAAACTTCTAGGATTGGAGATGGTTCCTGATACGCTAAAACTAATACTATCATAAGAAATTGTACTTAAATCATATGCGGTTGAAAGGCTATATTGATGAACTGAATCAGTAACTGAACCTATAATAAATAGTTTAGTTCCATCGCTGTTAAATTTGGTGTCGGTTGGAAAATCGCCCGTGGCAACAACAACATTTATAGAGTCATAACTAGCAGTTGATATATCGTAAGCAGTTGATAGGCTATATTGCTCAATCCTATCGGAGTTAGTGATATACATTTTTGTACCATCATTATTAAATATCATTCCATTCAAACTGACGCTCGCTGTGCCAGGAGAATTATTAGTAATAGTGAATGTCTTGCTTGTATCTCTAGACACTGATGAGCCGGAAAGATCGAATGCGCCAGTGAGACTATATTGATATATGGTATTATTAACAACTCCACCAAGATACATTTTAGTTCCTGCTGGATTAAAAGTGACAAATCGGGCATTGCTTTCTTGTATATCTGCTGTATAATTATAACCTATAGAACTAGCAGTAGATATGTCAAATGCCGTTGAGAGTTCGTGTTGCCACGGGCTTCCTTGAACAACAGAGTACAATTTTGTGCCGTCTGAATTAAATGTATAAGCCATTACAGAACTAAACGCTGGATTGCTTGGCGTATAACTTACACTATCAGATACGGCGTTGGCTATATCATAAGATATATTAACAGAAGTTCCAGCATCATTATTATACTGCCAAGTGCCAGAGTTGTTTCTTGCAATCTTTCTAACACCATCTCCATCCTTGATAACACCCCAAGATGTTCTGTCATCTGTAGAAACTGCGTAGAAAACATCACCATCATTCTTGGTTTCATCTGCAACCATAGAATCGAGATCAGCCCACGATGATGAATTGATTTGACCACCTGTGGTAGTCAGTGCTGGAAAGTATTGAGAGTATGGAGTTGCAACTTCACCAGTAGAATATTGATAGACTGTATCATTGTCCAATCCTACAGCATACATCTTGGTTCCAAGAGTATCAAATGCTACAGAAGAAGGCCTTCCATCTTGTGGGAATGAAAAAGATATGTTGTTATATGATGCAGTTCCTTGATTTGAATTAGTAGAACCATCGTTTATTTCATATGGATTTGCGAGGTCATATTGAAATATTCCTGTAGTTCCGTAGCCATTAACTAAAAATAGTTTTTTACCGTCTGAACTAATGTTAATATCGGTCATCGATGTTCCGTGAGCACTAACATCAACGTATGCAGCATCAAGGCCATTCAATTTAGTGTCCATACTTGCAGTACTGAGATCATATGCAGTAGAAAGTGTCATTTGATAAACTCTCTCATTACTCATTCCCAACCAAAGAATTTTTGTACCATCTGAATTTATAACCAATCCGCCAGGTTTGGAATCTAGATTTCGTAATATATCGCCTGGAGTTTGGTTATTACTATATGAAGCAGAACTTAAATCCCATGCAGTCGAAAGATTATATTTCCAAATTTTGTCTTGATCCGTGTCAATCAAGAACAATTTAGTTCCATCTGAACTAAATTCAATACCAGCAGGTTGACTGGTCTGTGAAGTTACAACAAGATTTGAGTTATTATATGATGCACTACTCAAATCCCATGCAGTTGAAAGATCGTATTCAAAAATATGATCTAATGAGTTGCCGGCAACAAAATACATTTTTGTGCCGTCATTGTTAAATCTTAGTGACTTTGGACCAGTAAATGTATTCTGTGGTGCTGATGCCGAATCTTGTGCTTGTAGACTAAAACTTACATTGTCATAACTCGCATTTGCAATATCATATCCATTCTGAAAACCACTTAATTCAATACCAGATCCATCAGCCTTACCTTCAGTACCAAATAGTTGCCAAGAAGAAATTGCAGAAGTGTCTGCAAATGCTGTTACTGACTTATATGCGCCAGCAGTAGATGTAATTATAGTAGATCCAGAGTTACCTACAACTCTCTTACCTACATCTGTAGATGAAAATACTTCACCATAACCAGTATCTTGTTCATATATTTTAGTTCCATCTGCCATATATAATTTAGTACCACTCTTGGAAAAGTTAATAGCCTGAGGTGTTGAATTTGTTAATGCAGGGTTTGTAAATGTAGTTCCTGTAGTATTAATTGTGCTAATATCCCACGCTGTACCTAGACTAAAATATTTCAGAGTTCCACTACCAAACACATCTGATATAAACATAGTCAAACCATCTGACGAAAAGGTCATATCAGTTCCACGTTGCCCCGTTATACTTTTAGTTTTATTGTTATAACTGAGTGTGGTGATATCCCAAGCGGTTGACATAATCCATTCTTCGATTATAGCCTGGTTGCCACTAACATCGTCTTTCATTATAAAGACAGTAGTACTATCTTTTACATACATACCATTTTGTGTTTGGTTCGATCCACTGTTATTCATACCAGTTACTTGGCCAGAGAACGAAACATCTGAAGCGCCGTTTCCAAGAGAATATGGTGTTGATAATGTGAATTGGTCAATTTTATGATTTGACCAATCCGCCATGTATAATTTACTACCACTATCTCCTAATTCAAAAAATCCATATCCCCCCCAAGTAGAAGGGTTATATGCATCATAATCATATCTTTGCGTCCAAGATGCACTAGTTATGTCATATGCAGTACTCATTGTAAATTCGTGCATACGTTGTGCTGACACAATTATAATCTTTGTGCCATCTGGACTTATAACAAAATCTGCAAGTGTATATCCATTTGGAGGTGGACTAGGTACTTGTGACACTGGTGTGGCTGTTTCATAGTCTCCTACACTTGATATTCCTGATATATCATAACCAACTACTGTAGGATTACTACTCGTAAAAGTACCATCGCCTGTCGCACTTGGTGTTAATGTTGTACTAGTGTAAGAAATTGGTTTCTCATCAAAAAACTCATAATTGGTTGCGTTTGCGTTAACATCCCAATTTCCTTTGGATGTCAATCCACCTTGCGGCACTTCTTTGAACACACTTACATTTGGCACTGGAGAGATAGTCTCTGAGAGTGTTATTTCGGCTTCTTCATTCTGTGTAAATGTTTTTGTAAGTGTACCTAATGCACCAGCAGTAGATGATGTGGGAGCCCCAGTAAGACTTGAATATTGACCATCAAAGAGAAGATTTGTTGTATCTGTTAAATCAGAAACATCTAAA